ACAAACAAAAGCAGAAGTTAAAGCTGGAAAAAAAGAAGCTTTAGAAACTGTGCAGGCGGAAATTAAGGCAGCTAATAAGGGCTTAATGACTGCGGAAGGCTTCACTGAAAAGATGGAAGCATTAGGCATTACTGCTGACTTCGCCAAAGAGTTGAAAGAAACTATAGAGGCACAAGGCGAAGAAATGCGTAAACTAGGCGAAAAGTCTGGTAACAATGTAGAATCTATAGAGCAATTGTTCGAAGAGAAAAAAGACGACATCGCGAAAATAGCCACGTGCAGCGTACGGCTGTTACAGCGTCAACTATGGCAATGAGATTGCCTGATATTGGTCAGATTCCTTTCTTAGGAACTGTTATGAGTGGTTTGTTTCGTCATGCGGGTGTGTCCCCATCTTCTAACGGGGTTATTCGTTACTTCGATCAGCAGGCCATTACACGTGGGGCTGATACAGTAGCTGAAGCTGCTACTAAGCCAGAATCTGTAATTACATGGATAGAGCGTACTTTGAGCCTTCAGAAGATAGCCGATTCTATCCCTGTTACTAAAGAGTCGTTTGCTGATGTTGGTTTTATAGAATCTGAAGTTAGAAGATTGTTAGATGTTAATCTATCTCTCAAAGAAGACGAGCAGCTTTGGGATGGTAATGGCATTGCACCAAACTTAAAGGGTGCGTTTACTTCGGCTGTCACTTTTGATGCAGCAGCTTACGCTATCTCTGGAAAGGTTAAGGCTGCCGATGGTACTCTATATGATTTGCTTGCAATTCTTAGAGTAGAGTTATCTAACGCTAAGCAAAGTAAATACATGCCTACGGCTGTAGTTATGAATCCGTCTGATGTTTTACGTTACAAGTTAGCGAAGGGTACTGATGGACACTATGTACTACCTCCTTTTATCTCTGCCGATGGCACAATAATTGACGGCATGAGAGTAATAGAAAGTTCTCAAGTTACTATTAATACTATGTTAGTAGGTGACTTTAGATACGGAACAATTTACGACCTTGAAGGCGTAACTGTTTCTATGGGCTTTATTAACGCTCAATTTGTTCAAAATGCTATGACTATTCTCGCTGAGAAGAGAGAAGGTCTATTAATTAGAGACGTTGATGTAGATGCTTTCTTGAAAGTGATAGACATTGATGCAGCTATTGTAGCAATAACAGTTTAAAAAATCTGACATGCACGTATTTGCAAAAGATTTTGTTCACAAAAAAAAGGGTGAGACCTGTGATGGTCTCGCCCCTTCTTTGATTGCTAGCCTAGTAGCTAGGAAGATAGTAGTTAAAGTTGATGAGGAAGCTGATGCAGCCAAGAAAACTGATGAAGCAATTAAGAGGGCTGCTGCTAAGATAGCTGAAGAGGCTAAGGGCAAGACCGTAAAAAGTAGTAAATAAACTCAAATCCATTGGTACTAATTGATAGCTCATATTTCTTTGGAGAGTTAGACATCCCTAATATCAGGGAGCGTCAAAATACTATAGACTCGAACATAGAAAAGTATGAGAAGGAATTTTTAATATGTCTCCTGGGACAAGCTTTGTTTAAGGAGTTTCAAACGGCTTTGGATGCTGGCCCACTAGTAGAACAGAGATGGATAGATCTCAAAGATGGTGCAGATTTCACATTAGATTTCTTTGGTACTCAAGTACCTTTAAAATGGAATGGTTTAGTGAATACTGAAAAGGTCAGCCCTATAGCCTATTATGTGTATTACAAAATTAGGCTAGAGGATCTAACTACTACTATGGGATCTGCTGAAGTGGTAGCTAAGCATGAAAATTCAGTAGCTGCAAACGCTAGGCGTAAAATGGTGAATTCATGGAGTAAGATGTTGGATCTTTACGGGTCTATTAGGTTTAATGAGTTTGCGCATGATTTTCACTTTTTGAATACATCATTCAATAATCTTAGTTTTGGGTTTACTTTTGATAAGTACGCAGACATTTACGACACTTTTAATGACCTGCCTACAGCGTTTAATTTCTTGAATGTGAACCGTGCTAATTATAGCGGGTGGGTTTTCAGACCTTATATTGAGATTAATGAATTTGGGATATGATATTTTTGCCAGATATTATCGCAGATGTAGTAGACTCTATGAGAGAGACAGCTACATTTAATTCTGTGGTTGATAATGTGGACGGCACATTTACCATTAATGTTAAAAATACCTTAAAAGTAAATGAGTGGATAGTCATTGACGGTACACAATTCGAGGTGATAGCGGCAGATTCTAACAGCTTCAAAATAGAATCAACTACAGTTATAGTCTCCCCTGGATCTTACAAATCGTTGGAGCCTTACTTTTTATTTGGTCATAGGCGAGATATAAACTACAGGCTTACACTGAAAGAAAGAGATTTAAGGTTTAAGCTTCAAAAGTACCCGTTAATTGCCTTAAGACTTCCTATTGATCAGGACGTAGCTACCGATGATATTAATTCAGTCTCACTAAATATTGTCATTTTAGAGAGTACTGATAAGACTTTCACATCAGAAGATCGATACGAGAAAGTAATAAAACCTATTTTATTTCCTATATATAAGAAATTTCTTGCTGCTTTGGCTACTAATTCTGATATTAGCGGGGTAGGTGCATTACCACATAGAAGAGTTGACCGCTTATTTTGGGGTATGGCTGAAAAAGAAGGTAATGTAAAATATATTTTCGATGATCCGTTAGACGGTATCGAATTGATTGATTTAAAAGTAAAAATTTTAGACTTAATTTGTTAAAGACATGGGACTATTACAATGCGCAGACGATAATTTAAACATAGGCGTATCGTCCTGCAAGAAATTACCACAACAGCCTAAAGCGATTATCACTACTCCTGCTGGATTTTCATTGACAGCGGCAGAAATTCAAGACCCTACCGCATGGCAGAATGCTATGATAGCCGCTAAAGGTGTTAGGATCTACTTGTTTCCGCCTGTTGTTGTTTTTGAAAACATTAGCGAGGCGGCAGTATATGAAGAAGGGAGTTTGGCTGATATTGCTGTTAGAGACGGTAGATATAAGTTTAGACTATCTGTTCAGGAAAATCTGAATCTACATAAGAACATTTTTAGTCATAAAAATTTCACAGGTAGAGTCTGGATACTTGATGATAAGAATCAGCTTACAGCAATGTCAGACGATGGTGAATTAACCTTCAAAGGATTCACGATAGGACTTTTTAATCCTGAAAAATTAACTTTTAATGATGGTTCTCTAGCTAGTAAAACACCTATTTATTTGTCACTGGCAGATAACTTAGAGTTGGATGAGACAGGTGTCATATTTGATGCTGCTTTTATCAACTCATTGATTAGATTGACTACTGTAGATCTATTAGTGTTAGCGGTGCCTGCACCTTCAGCGACAGGGTTTACTGTGTCTGTTCTTAGTGAGCTGGATAATACGCCTATATTGGGTCTGGTTCTTGCTGATTTTGTGTTATTGGATGCTGCCGGGGCTGCACAAACTATTACAGTGCTTAATGACAACGGAGATGGAACGTATGATGTTACGGGTGTAGGTTTGGTAACTGGTACTATTAATTTAGTAGCTGCTGATGCACTTACTATTGTAGCTTTCGAAAGTTCAGGTGCTGTAATTGTGACTATTGTATAATAGTTAAGTTATGAAATTTAGTATAAATCCTAAAATAAATATGTCGCTAAAGGAGTTTAAAAACCTCTTTAGTGACAAGTTTAAGCACATCGCACCGAAGCTGAAAAATGCTGCGATGAAGACGGAATATGACCGTATGATGAGCGAACGTAAAGAGCTAGATCATGATGCAGAAAACCAAGAAAGAGCAAGCGAAACAAACGAGATTGAGCAAAGCATTGGATCAAAAAATGATGAGCCAGAAGCTGCAAAATAAAATGTTTACGCCTGTTCGTAATAAGTGATTTAAAACCCTGAAATATATCAGGGTTTTTTATGCCCATACAGCCATTAAACACCCATTTTTCAACTTTCGAGCGATAGTGTGAGCTAGCGAGAAAAAACTAAAAGTTTAAAAACTTTTCTCAAAAAAGTCTCTAAAATCGCTGTCTACAGCCTTTAAACGGCACTTTTTAAAATGAATTTTTTCGAGAAAATAAAATGAAATTTTTTGAAGCTTTTTGAAAACGATAATTTTTAACTGTAATAATCGCTGTTTGCAGCTACTAGAGGCACTATTTTAGTAGTAACTTTTTCAAACTTTTAGTTTTTTATCGCTAGAAAATAATATTGATCGATTATTATTTTAGTTATATTTACCTATGTTTGAGAAGTTAATCAAGGATCTTAGGAAAATAGATGTAGAGAAAATAGCCCTTGAGGAATTAGAGAACAAAAAAGAAGAGGCATTTGATCTGAATACTGATGATCAATTATTTGATAGGGGCGTAGATTCAGAGGATAATACGCTAGGTGACTATGCACCACTAACGGTGGTTCTTAGATCTGAAGCCGGATTACCAATTGACAGGATTACTACCAGGGTGACGGGTGTATTTCATGACCAATGGGAGGGTAATTTTAGTAAATTTCCAGTACCTTTCACCTCCTCGGATTCAAAAACACCGGATCTAATAGAGTTATTTGGTACAGTAATATTCGGATTGACTCCAAAAAATGTAGATGTTTTACTAGATGACGGTTTAAGAGATGGGATTATCGACAATATTGAAAATCGCTTATCAAAAGCGTTTAAAGCTGTATAAAAATTGTGAGGAATTACCCTTACGAAATTTCTTTAAAATCATCTCTACAGGTGATTTCAAGTACCTGTATAAGGTGAGGAATTACGATAGGTTAAAATCAATCAATACGGAGGCGCTTTCTATGTTGTGGGGAGATGTTATTTTAGAGTACGCAGATCTAAGCAATGATAAAAATATATCGAATTCATTCGAAGAGCAGAAGATAATCTATCAGCTTGAGAATTCATACGTAGTTATCAAGGTCATGATACGGCTATTGATGTTCATTACCCCATACTCAAAAGGTGAAGGTCACGGAGATCTGGCCACTAAAACAATTGCAGACCTAAAATTAATGGGCTATAAAATAGATTTGTCCAGTGACAAGGCTTATGCCTCCTCAATTTCAGCAGCAGATAAAAGGGCTAATCATATAATTTCACAGATTAAAATCAGGAAAGCAGATCTAGCCACACTAGAAGGTGAAGGATCTAAGGACATTTCATTTGATTATGTGATATCCTCACTGAATACAGCACTAAAATTTATAGTTCCAGAGGATATAACAGTATCTAGGTACTGTGAATACAAAAAAGTTTTAATCAAAAATGCCAAAAATGCTACGTAAAATATGCACTTTTATAGTAATTATAGTGATATGGATACCTATAATATTAGTTATTCCTGTTACTATTTGGGTTTCTTTAAATGTTGGATACATCGCTTTTATGCTGTATTTTTCAACAGTTTGCTTGATATTCCATTACAAGAAGCCTAAAGATGTGGCATTCATTTTAATGTCAATCACTAAAAAGCTTCTACAATGGCTGCGATTAAAAAGAATCAAGTAATAACAGAGGGCGCAATTACAGCACCTTTAGAACTTGCTGATAGTTTCAGTAAAGCAAATCAAGAGGCTAATCAATTGATTGACACACTAGCTAAATTAGCAAGATCGGGTAAGGCTGCTGATGTTAATTTAGATGTAGCAAAAAGTACTAAAGAGGTATCAGAGGAAACAAAGAAACTCACGACAGCACAGGAGGAGCTAGGAAAAATTGATAAGCAAATATTAACCGCTCAATCCAGACAGAATGATGAATATATTGAGAGACAAAAGCAGTTAAAAAAGACCAGAGAAGAAACTAAAAGATTAGTTAACGGTCAAAATAAATTACTAGGTGAGGAAGAAAAGCTAATCAAGAGAAACAAGGAGCTTCTACAACAAAGAAGACAATTAACCAAAACGGACGAAACCTATGCTGATCAAATAGCGGTAATTAATAAGGAGATAGAAGAGAATACAGCTGTAATAGTTGATAATGGAACAGCACAAGAAAAGCAACGGACTCAAATAGGGGCATATAGGGAGCAGCTAGAAGGTTTAGGCGTTACTGTTAGCGGTATTTCTGGTCAGGGCGGCGCAGTAGTAGGGTTCTTTTCTAAGCTTACAGGAGGTATAAACGCGGGTACAAAAGCCTCATTGCGTTTCATAGCCACTCCTTTAGGTGCCATCATTGCTGCAATAGTGGCAGGAATAGCACTATTGACTGCCGCCGTCACCAATAATCAGGCATCAGCAGACGCATTCAATGAGATTTGGGGAGGAATTACAGAGGTATTAGATGAAGTATTTAGCCGAATTGTAAGACTAGGAACAGCATTATTTAGATTTACTCAGGGTGATTTTGCCGGGGCAGCAGAATCTGCTAGTCTGGCATTTGACAACTTAGCCGAATCTTTAGCGCGTGCATTTGTAGAGGGTAGAAAATTAGTACTACTTCAGATAGAATTAGAGAAGGCCACTATAGGCGCTACTGTAGCTACTGTAGCGCTAGAGGGTGAAATAGAACAGTTAAATATAACTGCGGGAAATGCTACTAAATCATTTGCAGAGCAAGAAGCAGCAGCAGCAAAGGCGCGAATTAAAGGCGCGGAGCTAGCCAGAATAAATATAGATTTAGCACAGAAAGAGCTAGATATAATAAATGTACAGGTTAAAAATGCGGCATTAAGAGGTACTATAAACAGGGATTTAGAACAGCAACAATCAGACGCGTTAGCTAAATTCATTCAGGTAAATGATGCTGCGCTAGCTATAGAGGCCCAAAATCAGCAAGAAATAGATCAGCTTAAGCAGGACAGGCTAGAGAAGGATTTAGATATTCTGATAGATGGGTTCGATAACGTAAAAACTATTAATGAGCGCATAATCAATGACGATAAGCGAACGATTAGAAACAGACAAGAAGGCTTAGATGAACTGGTTAAGTTAGGTGATGATTCTTTTGATCAGCAAATCAAGACTATCAGGAAGTTTACTAAGGTGTCATTTGATGAAAATGAGCTTTTAAGGGAGCAAGACGCTGTAGTTTTGAATCAAAGGATACGTAACCTAGGATTAAGTGAGATCATTGAAGGAAGGCTGCTAGAAGTCATCAGGGAAAGGCGTATAGTATTGGCTGATACCGCAGAGATAGAAGAGACTCTACAGCTAGCCTCTATAGATCGACTTCAGCAGATAGCAGACAATGAAAGAAATTTGACAGATGACAGAATACAGGCTTTATTAGAGTTGGGGGATCTCAGATTATCGGTGTTAGACGATCAGCTAGAAAAAGGCATAGTAAATGAGGAGGAATTTGCAGAGAAAGTAGGCGATATTCAGGAAGAATTAGCAAACAGAATCAGCGAATTGAACCTAGCTAGATTTGATGATACTTTTGCAGATCAGCAATTAGATGCAGAAACGGAAAGAATCGAACAGCTTATAGATCTTAATGAGCAATTTAGAACAGGTGAGATAGATACTGTAGAGGAATTTGAGCGTAAAAAGTTGGAAATTCAGGCAGATGCACAAAGGGATTCATTAAATCAGCAGCTAGATTTCCTTCAGGAGCGAAAAAGTTTGCTTGAAAATGCAGGTATAGACGTTTCAGAAATCGACAGGAACATAGCAGCAGTGAGATTAGAACTATCTGAAGCTACAAATGAGCAAATAATAGAGAATGAAGGGAAGCTGCAAGATACTATAAACGAGCTTAAGGCCGCTGCTTTTGATGCTTCATTGAGCTTAATTGATACATTTAATGAAGTTGAAGACGAGAAGAGAGCGCAGAGGTTAGAAGTAATTAACGAGGAGGAGGCCACAGCATTAGAAGCGGCAGAGACAAGAAGAGTTAAAAATAGAGTTTGCAAAAAGAAGGCAGGCGGTAGAGGATGAGCAAGCAAAGGCAGATAGAAAACGTGCAATATTTGAGAAGGCACTAGCAGCCACTAGTATAGCAGTTAATACAGCTACCGCAATAGGTAAAGCTATTGCTATTTCTCCTATCACTGGTGGACTCCCATTTTCTGCAATTGTTGCAGCTATTGGGGCCGTTCAATTAGCCGCAGTATTGGCTAAACCTATTCCAGCATTCATGAAGGGTATAGATTCAGCGCCTAGCGGTGTGAAAATGATAAATGAGGCAGGTGCAGAATCTTGGGTTACTCCTTCAGGAGAACTTAGATATGCAGGTAATACAGGACCTATTTTAGTTGGTGACGATGCAGTACCAATGGGATCTAAGATCTTCACAGCAGAAGAGACTAAAAAAATGATGGGTAATCCTATAGAGTTTGGTGGTTTGTCTGGTTCTATGGCTTATTCTCCAAGGAACAGAGATAGTCAGTCAGCAATGTTAAGTAATGGAATGAGAGCACTTTTGAGACAGGGTGTAAGCACAGAGAAAACTATCAAAAATAAAAAAGAATGGCACTTAAGGATTAGTAAACACGCTACAGACAAGCTTACCAAGAGCGGGGAAAATTGGAATAAATTATTAAACGAAGAATACCGATAAAATGTTAAAGGCACAGCTACTGCACCCGTCACAATTGGCACTTACTGTAAATCCAGACCCTGAAGGTATGGACGAACTAGAATTAGCCATTAAAAGAAGTGACGTAAATGATGGTGTATTCTTCGAATTTACATTGAATTTAGCTTTCAATAAGGCAGCCAGAGCATTTATACACTCCGTAGAGGCAGTAGAAGGAATAGATGCAGAAGTAACGTGTAATATCTTTCAGTACGACCCCAATTTATACGAACAGAAAAATATCTATACAGGTCAGATCAAAATGAGTAATTTCAAATTGGCTGAATTAGATCTAGAGACCAACATAGAGCAAACAGGATTTGAAAGGAATTTCATAAACCTGTCTGAAAGGGACCTAAATTTAGAGTCCTTAATTAGCGAAAATGGTATTACCATACCTGCTACACCTATAGAAAATATAGTATTTCACTCTAAAGATATCGTCAAGAGAATAGATGTAAGCCCTATAGACGAAACAGAATTTCTACAAGGCGGTCAAATAAATTTTCAATTTGATGCTTGCGGTACTCCGGGAGGATGTACAAGAAGTAGAAGTGGTACTGTATTTGGGAATATAGACGGATCAGACACAGTAGCCAGAGAGCTAGAGACTAACTTTAATTTAGGATGGGGTTTTAATTCTATTGCTTTCAATGAAATATATCAAGCGCAGGAATCTGGTTTAGCACAGATAGATATTTCATTAAACCTTAAGCACAGAGTAACAGCAAATAGGGTAGGCGGAGACGTGGATGTTTCAGGCTGTGGAAATGACGACTTGGGACAAATAGTTATAGCTGCTTTTTACTCTCATGTGGACTCAGAAGATAATATAAAAGTTTCTCAGCAAATAGGTACTGCATGGGTTATACCTACTTGCCCTGGTTCTACTACGTTTGAAAGCGCTTTTGAACTTAAAACTTTTCAACAAACTGATGCAGTTATAGAGGTAGGGGATAAGATAGCTATCTTTTATACATTGACGGTATCAGCAGATTATACGCAATCTTTTCTAGCTGCCTCCTCCACTATGAGCCATGAATTAGGCATAGAAGCTATAAAAGCGACTACATTTATTAGGATCTCACAAAACACGGTATTTCCTCCTACTACTTCTAAGGTTATAATGATTTATGAGGCAGCTAATAAAATGTGTCAGTTTATGACTAATAAGCAAGACTGTTTTAGGTCTGATTTTTTCGGTAGGACTGATACGGTTGTGACACAGGCTCAAGATGGTCCCGGATCTTTATTAGCTATTACGAATGGATCTAATATTAGAGGAGTGGATACAGATATATTCACTAATTGGGTGGACTTTTTTCAGTCTCTCAGTTCATTATATTGCCTTGGTTGGGGCTTTGAAATCCTAGATGATGGCACTCAGATAATTAGATTAGAACCTAAACCATTCTTTTACGACAAAAATATAAAACTACTCACCTTGGGACAGGTCACAGATCTATTCAGAACGCATGACACCTCTAGATATTTTGGATCTATAGAATATGGATATCCGAAGCTAGAAAATATCAAACAGATAAACGGTATAGATGAATTTAACGAGGTTAGGAAACAGTCTTCACCACTATCTAAAACTAAGGGAAAGCTAGACATTAGAAGTATCTACAGGGCCGCAGGGTTCGAAATTGAGAGTCAAAGGAGACTTAAAAACACCAATGAAGATAGCCGATTAGATGACGAAATATTTTTAGTGACTGTTATTAGAGACGGAGGAGGTTTTAAAACTGAAAGAGACGAACTTTTTAGTCAATTTAATAATGTATTTTCACCTGAAACTATCTATAACGCTAGAATTTCACCGGGTAGAAACTTGCAAAATTGGGCCAAAATACTAGGCGGAAACCTGATAAAAGGAACTAAAAAAGAGTATGCCTTTGCCTTTGGATCATTTAACTATATCATGACCTCACAAATAACAGGGGAATTATTAGTAGATGAAAATGCAGGATTAAACACCCTCCCCGCTATAGATAATAATGAGGTGATTTACTACCCTGAAATCTACGAGTTTGAGCATGAACTAACTAGGGATCAGTACCAGATATTAAGAGCTAATCCGAAGGGATTTATAAGCTTTGAGGATTGGAATGGCAATGAATCTGAAGGATTTTTATTACAAGTTGATTACAAATTAGAAGAAAATAAAGGTACATTTACGCTATTGAGGCTTTACAGAAAATCTACTGAATAATGGCTATAGAGGTTATTTCATACTGCACAACACCTAATAATAATTTTCAAGTACTCTACGAGGATGTATTACACACTATAGAGGCTAATGACAATATTTTAAATCCATCAGTATGTGGATCAAATACATTAGATGGAGATGTAATTTTTGTAGATCCTCAATTAGATGCAGGAGGCATTACGATTGGCGAATACAGAGTACTAGCAAGGCCTGCGCTTACTAATTTCTTTGCAGAGGTAATATACGTACCTATAGCGCCACCTGTATGTAATGCAGCCATAATAGACACTGTAATAGTACCAGAAAGCGTAACGGGTGCTAATGATGCCCAGGTAACGCTAGTATCTTCGCCTGAAAGTGGATTAGAGTTTAATATAGATGGGGGCTTATTTCAGGCCAGTAAGGTATTTGCAGGACTAGGACAGGGTACGTTTATATTCGGAGTAAGGAGGGCAGATAATTTATGCGTTGGTAAGAGCAGAATAGTAAAACTATTACCTAGTAATCAGCTATCAGCGAGCTTTGTAAAAACAGATGTGACAGCTACAGGATTAACAGACGGAACTATAACCGTTACTGTAGTGGGAGGTAGTGGTACATATTCTTTTTTATGGAGTGATGCAGTGACCACACAAAACAGAACTGCGCTACCTGTCGGGGTGCTATCATTGACAATTACAGACGTAGTAAGTTTAGTAACTTTTGATCTTAATAACATATCTATAGATGAACCTGCAATAGTAGAGCCGATAATAGGTACTATTTTAAACGTTCCTCAAGTTAATTCATTACGATTTGTAGATAATTCTGTTATAGATCAGTGTAGTAATCCACAAAGTGCAGATAATACGTTTCTTTTAGAACAGGGTGATAGGTTCATGAAAAGAGATCAATATTTTCAAAAAGTGAATAAATGTGATATTTTAAATGTACAGATTCGGTCAGATTTTGCGCTGATAGTGCCTGAATTAATAAGCTGTTTAGATGACTCTGTTGTAAAGACTTTTGAGGTTACAAAATTAGTTACCAGTTTGGGTAGTACATCTACTTTAAATATAAGAATTCAGAATGATGGTGCAGGAAGATCTAGAGTGTACTTTACAGCTAGTCAATCTGTGCCGATACTTATAGAGGTAGGCGATCCATTCGAAATTATCAACAATGCGGACGGGTTTAACATTAGGAGAAGGAGTATTTAAAGATGAAGCTTTAGATTTTGATATATCAAATATCAGAATGGACTTTTCAGGTCTATTGGATGGGAATTATTTTGTCAGAATAGGCGGCTTTAATGGTGCTTCTGAAGATGCAGTAACAAAAAGTGAGCCTTTGAGCCTATCAGATGATCATGAAGCGACTATCAAAATAGACTTTACCAATATAGATAACGCATTCGATATAGATTACCAATCAGGAACTATACATCAGATAAGAGTGCCTGCCAGAATGATTAAAGCGGTGCCTGCGTCTAGTCAAACGAGTATAAGAAGTACAGACGCCCAGGTTACCAAACTATCGGCAAAACCAGAAAGAAAGTATAATTTAGAGTTTTTTAATCTTCCTGCTTACATGCATGAATTATTATCGCTAGCTTTCAATCATGATACTGTGTTGATAAATGGTGTAGAATTTGGCTCACAGGATGGATTAGCAGAGCCTAGCTATATTGATGGTTATAATTTGGCTGATTCTTCTATTATTGTAGAGCAAACAGAATGGTTCGAAACCATCAACAGTGATGATCTAGGCGGTGTAGACGATAGCGGGTTTATAGATAATGAGCAAGGTGGATTTATTACGTTAAATTAGGATCATGAATGAAAGTTATTTACAGATAGAACAAAGATTATCACTAGCTAGCGTAAATGCAGACGATATAGTAGTGGTATGGAGTAGATCTCTAGGCGCTTTAGCAGGTATAAAGGCTTCTGATTTTCAGATCGGGACAAGCTCTAATTTTGAATGGGTTTTTGATAGGGATTATGATTTTGATGAAGTAGTGACATTTAACGGCTTATGGTGGCAGTCATTAATAGTAGGAATAGGAACGAATACCGGAAACGTTCCAGCAGAAGGTTTAAATTGGACACAGATCAATAAGATATCTGGTCTCATAATTCCGTTATGGACACCCGGATTAGTTACAGATCACCTGACACTATTCAGGGAAGGTAATCTAATATATGGCCTTAAAGATACTGTGACATTACCTTTTGATTCACAGACTACACCTTCAGCAGACCCTACAAATTGGGAACCAATAGTCTCTAAACTTCAAGACGCTTATAATGTATCAAATACTAATCCACAGATATTAACAAACGCAACTAAAGGAGCTTTTAAAATTAGAAGGGGTAGTGCATTAGACACTGATAACATATATGAAGGCCAAAACGGAGCCGGAACTATTACTTTTTCTGTTAATGGCGAGGGTGATATTGTAGCAAATTCAATACAAGCTAATGCAGGGACTGATACTATATCATGGGACTCAAGCGACAACGTAACTATTCCTAATGGTACTCTTTCTGTTAGTCCAGATACTGATGCTATTACAGAATTGGGGAGACTTAGAATAGATTCAAGACAGACGGATACTGCTGTTATATCTCATGTAGGAAATCTTTCAACTCCTAATTTTAATCTTAAAATGACTCGTGTGGGGGATCTGTCTTTTAATGTTCCCACAGGTAGAAGTATAGTAGTTTCAGTAAGTAATAGTGCTAAATGGTTATGGGACTTAAACGGAGATTTAAGCAGTCTGTCTGGAAGCGACTTAACTATAGATGGAACAATCTTTGCAGATGATAGAGTCGCTTTTGGGCTTACAATTGGTGACGTAGCTAGTCCTTTAGAGGGACAACAATGGTATAATGATACTCTTGGTAAATTCAGGGTTAATCAAAATGGTTCTGTTATAGATATGATTGGAGGAGGTGCTTCAGCAGGCGCTAATAATGAAATTCAATCGTCAGATGGTGCAGGAGGGTTTGTAGCTAGTAAATTATTCTTTGATGAAGCTACAGGAGATATGAGTCTTGGGGATTCTGGTTTAGGAGGTGCAGGAAGAGATATAACAGCCGTAGGTTCTGCTACTGATATTGGTATAACTTTAAGACCTAAAGGAGCAAATTTTGTTGTAGTTGCTGGAACGCTTAGAACAACTGGAGATTTATTAACTCTTGGAGATTTTAATTTATCAGGATCAGGCGGTATAGATTTTACAATAGATAATACAAATGGTTCATATAGTCATGTATTTGAAACAGCTAATACCACTACAATAGGGAATTATAATATCGTTACTTTGAGAAGCACGGGCACTGTTGCTGCTGGTTTTGGAGGGCAGAGGGCTATAAGTATACAACTTGCTGGGGGTGGTACAAGTGGTTCTTTATTTAGAGAAGAGTTTAGTTGGGAAACAATAGATACTGATGGTTTATGGGAACTTCAGATATTTGGTAGAAGCGGTATTGCAATGGCTGGAGATTCTTCAGCAATTAGATTAGGTTTCTTTGAAACTACACCAATAGCTAAACCTACAGTAACAGGATCAAGAGGAGGCAACGCAGCTTTAGCAAGTTTTCTCACAGAAATGGCTAATTTAGGATTAATTATAGATAGTAGTACTTAATAATTTAAATAATAAAATTATGGCACAAATAACATGGACAATATCAGATGAAAACCTCCCCTACTTTATAGATTGCTTTGGTGAGGATTATGATAGACTAGTTGAAGATGATGAAATTGACGAGACTGCAATTACTAAAGCTCAATACGCAAAGAAAGAGGCGTTTCGATTTTTAGCAAACAGAGTCAGAAAATGGTACAGAGGGACAGAATCAAGAAAAATACAAGATATTGATATCACACAATAATTAACAATTATGGACAAAGTCGTAAAAGTACCTAAAAAGATTAATGTTAAATTCAGTAAAAAAATTACTGAAAACATAATAAAAGCAAATCAGTTAGCCAATCATTTCGAGAAAGAATATAAGAAGGCTGATGAAGCAAGAAATATATTGATACAGTCTGTTTTATTGGCCTCCACTAGTCTAGAATCATTAGAAGGATATCAACTAAATGTAGATCTTGATAAAGGAGAAGCTACCTTAACTAAATAATAATCATGGAAGAAATAAAATGCGTACTCGTTAGGACACCAATAGCGGACAATAAAGGTATCCAAACGCTAGGCACTATGTCGGTGTTTCTGGGCGTTCACAAGATATATGAGACCAAAGTATTAGAACTTCCTTGGAAAAATAATGCTAGATCTGTTTCATGTATTCCTGATGGTGATTATTGGGTTAAAAAGAGACCTGCAAAGGACAGCCCCTCTCAAAAAATTGATCATTTCATCATTGAAGATGTACCCGGCAGAACCTATATTTTATGGCATGCAGGTAATTATCATTGGAATATACAAGGCTGTCAACTTCACGGACAGGCATTTACAGACATCAATAACGATGGTTTGTTAGATGTTACTAGCACAAAATTTACAATAGATCAATTAAATTCTATTCTACCTGATAGATTTCAATATAAAATTATAACTTTATAAGCATTATGGGAGCTGAAAATTTAATACATAAAAACGTAACACCTAAAACTTTGATTAATGTAGAATTAGCTACAAAGGGATCGAAGCTTATTTTTAGTGATGGAACATCATTGTTTACGTCCGCAAAAAGTGAAATTGATGTAAATGGTGATATCATTACCATTTATAGACATGTTGGAAATGCAAGATTTGGCATAGATTATAATTTAGCATCTCTTGATAAATTCGCAAGTACTACCCCTGAAGAATTAGTGCTACATTGGCAGGCTAACGGTTTTTTTTTTGACGACTTAGGCGCGGCTAGTGTAGAGCCTTTAAATTTAGTAAAAGTATTTGCTGAATCTGATTTTGGCACTGTGGTTCCTGCTACTAGAATTGACGTTACTCCAAATACCAGGTTTCAATTAATGAAACCAGTTACTGTAACGCTACCTTTTTTGATAGCTACAGGCGCGAACATGGAAATAGTCACCACTTCTAGATCAGAAAACACAATTACTTATACAAATACAACTGAGAAAATGTTCCAAGGAATTGACATTGGAACCCTTGCTGTGTTTGATACTATTATAGAAGGAAATGAGACAGGATCACTTTTTGATATTGATGGTGGTGTAATTAGTTTTAAGTTCCCAGATTTTAACAGATGGAAAGATCTCGGTACAGTAAAAAATCTTACTGACTTTTTTGTGCCAGGTGTTGTTTTTGAAGTTATTAATGATGGGTTAAAACTTATAAATTGTGCTAGTGCTACTATTGTAGATTGTCTAATATTAGCGCTTGATGGAAATGTATTAAATGTTTTTGAAGTTATCGGCATAAGATCAGGTAGTATTCAAATATATGATAATATCATGGCCAGTGATGCATTTGCAAAGTTTTGCCGTGTAGATCCTGGATTTAGTGATAGTGCAAGGCTCGTGATGAGAGGTAATAATGTTAAGAAGAATCAATTCTTTGATGTATCAGGAGCTACAGGAACATTTACAGCAGTTGCAAATAATTCAATTGGGGCTACAGGGATAACAAGCGTAAGTGATTCAAGCGGTATAGCTCAGTTTAATCATAGCGGGACCTCTCCTTTACTTGGTTCTACGGTCACAATATCTGGATTTATTACTAATACATCTTATAATGTCACGGGTGTTGTATCGGTAACGGGTGCATCTTCTTTCGAATTAGAAAATATATCTTTTGGAACTGACGAAGCGACAGGAAGTTATTTAATGAATGGGATCACAGTAACATCTACAGCGCATGGATTATCAAACGGAAGTGGTATTGTATTGGATGCTGATGATTCTATTGATTACAATGGTGGAGGTAATATAATTTACAATGTGCAAACAAATTCATTCGATGTTAATGAGATTTTTACAGTTACGCGAGCAGGTAATTGGAGTACAGAAGGATTAAACCAAGTAAATCAAAGAGTGTTTTCATTTAACAACCCTGATCAAGAGGATAGTCATTATATAGTAACTGCATTTGTAAACGGTAATGTAACGGTAAATCCCGCAATTGTAAATAACACATTTAGAGATATGGCTTTTGGTACAGCGGGCGTTGGATTAATTGAAGGAACGACCATAGAAAGATGGAAATTGATTGATCCTGTTATAGGCGAATTTGTGTATTTAGGGAATGAGGATTTTGATGGATCTGTAGGTTTTGATTTTACAGTATTGAGTTCAGGCGGAACAGTAGACTTTAGATTTGAATGGGTCCATGATATAGGGGCTGGATATGTCAATTTACCAGATCCGGTCGAGGCTCCTGTGGCTGTAGGCTCTTCATCTGTGAGTATCACAAAAAGATTTCCATTGCGAGCTACTAAAGGGGATAAAATAAAACCACAAATTACACGTAATAGCGGTTCTAGTACGATAACAACCACACACGCAACCGTTTACGGTGATCAATAAGTGAAAATCCATGAAACAGATCGATAGGGATAATCTTTTGTTAGGGCTTGAGAAAGGGCAGGAGGGCATGCAATCTGACTTAAGTATGGTTAAGAGGGGTTTGTATGGTGACAAAGATAATGATGCACTAGGACTCATAGAAAGGCAGGCTCTAGATGATAAAAAATTTGAAGCGTTCATGGATCAAATGAAATCAATGAATAAGGAAGTAAAGACAAATAGTAGATTCAGGAATAAAGTTAAAAACATAACAAAGCTATCAGGGGCGGGAGGTGCTACAGCTACGGTAGCAGCTATAGCCTTGTTCTTTAAACAAATTAAAGAGCTATTAACGTCTTTATTTGATTAGCTTATTACATTGACTTTATAAATCAATATTATGGGAGATCATAAAGAGAGAACAGGCAGGAGCAAGGTAGGTATGTTTCTGTCTAAATTAGGAGAGAAAGCAGCGCCACTAGCTAAAATGGGATTAAGCATAGCCGCAGGCGTAACAGGGATCAAACAATTAGAGGACCTGGCTCATAGTATCAGGACTTCAAACCACCTAGATGAGGAGGAGAGGGCTACAGCGCTAGATTTGTTGAAGTTAGATCTAGAGGAGGCAAAAGAAATTACTAAGCGCTGGCAGGCAGACATGAATAGTGACAGTAAACTAGCTAAAAACATAAGACCATATACCTTAATATCTCTTCTATCTTTCCTGTTCTTGTTCATGATGTTGGACGGTTTAAATATAGGATTTATTCTAAAAGACATTTGGATAGACTTACTAGAAAAGCTCACAGTGTTGGTATTTCTGGCTTATTTTGGTAGTAGAGGTTGGGAGAAAATAAAAAATAAATAATAATGTACAAGCGATAAAAAACTAAAAGTTTGAAAAAGTTACTACTGAAATATTGCCTCTACTCATTGGAAACATCGATTATTAGACTTAAAAATTATCGTTTTCAAAAAGCTTCAAAAAATTTCATTTTATTTTCTCGAAAAAATTCATTTTAAAAAGTGCCGTTTAAAGTCTGTAGACCACGATTTTTGACTACTTTTTAAGAAAAGTTTTTAAACTTTTGGTTTTCTATCGCTAGCTCACACTATCCATCGAAAGGCTAAAAAGGGGTGTTTAAAGCTGATGAGACATGTTTTAAGTGACTGATTATTAGTCAGTTAAATGATTTATCAAATAATAATTATGATTTTCCTTGCGTAGGACATTATGATACTGTAGATTTGGATAGTTCAAATTTAAAGTGTCAGCAATGAATAAGAATCATTATCAGGAGGTAGTAGATAATCTACACCTCGAAATTATCCACCAGTACGACTCAGTACGAAATTTTAGCAAGATATACGTACAAGTAGGTATGTTCCTGCGTATGATGGTCGATCTCGGACGGTTAAATATTGACCGTCCAGAGAAGACCTACAACCTCTCATTAAGAGAGTATCTAGAAATTAACCACAGTGAGGTTATTAAGGGAATCATGAATTTACATACATCATAAAAAAACGTCAGCAAAATGAAACATACACAAGGGAAATGGATTAAAAACGGGATTCACTCTATTGATAGGAACGAATCTGTTACAATTACAAGCGGTGAAAATCTAATCGCACGTGTTAATTGTCTATTTGATGGTAAAAACAACCTAGAAAAAGGTAAGGAAGCAGAAGCCAACGCAAAACTAATAGTGCAAGCACCTGAATTATTGCACAGATTGAAATTAGCTGTTGAATTTTTAGAGCATACCATGTCAAGTGATAATCTGGAATTATTAGCAATGAAAGAAGCTATAAACAAAGCCACAAAATGAACAAAGAACCACTAAAAACAGACGGAGTAACCCCCTATTTTTGGGACATATCCACTAAAGGAAATCTACAAGCCTCTCTAGATGAGAGAATCATGAAGTTAGATATTAAAAATATAGTAATCCCCACAGATCGGGGCTACTGCTCTATCTTCCTGTACTGTACAGAACCAGAATACAGAAAGATGAGGGACTATATACAAGACCTTGAGAGCGCAGATATGAAAGTAATCAGTCTGAAGAGGCTCAAAGCGTATGAAGTCGCGACCTATACACAGTTTCCGCAGTTCGCACAGCCATTCAAAACAGAAATAGATGAATATAACAAGAGAAATAATGAATAGAAAACTTAGAAAAGCAAGATTAAAAAGCGCTGATATAGTGGTTAAGGTGTATCAACATGCTCACACCGGCAAATGGATCAACTACGCAGACTGCAAAACCGTGTTTGATAAGATGGATCTAGAATTTTTGGACTAGTAACTAAACAATTAAATTTTAATAATTAAAACGATGGGATTAAAAACGAAAACCACAAATGTAGTTTATCTGACTATCAGTAAAGATGAACTAGCAACCAGAGTTAAAGAAGCTACAGAAACAAGTGTTTCTAGAATTCTGGAAAAAGGAAATAATGCAGGAAATACTATTCATGAGGAAAAATATGGATCGGTAGAAGGTAGATTAATAGGACTTTATAGGAAAGAATCAAAAGTCTCATTTCAGCCCCACCCTCTAGAGACGCTGGAAATAATTCTACAGGATGAAGACGGATTGAATTTTCAGTTGTCTATGAACTTCTCTAGTTCTCATACTAAAAGTTTTATCACTAGAGTAGAAAACCTAGATTTGGATAAGGACTTTGAAATAACTCCTTATTGGATTAAGGGAGATGACGACAAATTTAGAGGATATGTAGGACTTAAGCAGTACGGGGATAAAGTAAATCCACGCTATTCTAAAGACCTTAAGAACATACCTGAAGTAAAACAAGTTAGAGTAGGTAAAAATACGCACTATGATGATGAAGAGCTATTAGCGTTCTACGTAGCGATCATAGATAAGCTTCAGGATGATTTAAAAATTCATGCACCGAAGGCGGAAAGGATACCCGCAGACGATGAGCAACCGGAAAACACTACAGAAGATAGTGAAGATGGAAATAAGAAAGAATTTTAAATTTTGAGTTTAACCAGGAAATCAGTGCCAGACAATTTTTTGAATCTGTCTGAATTAGGGACAGCTTTCTACGGCACTGGTTTTTTTAAATTTTTTATTATGAATATCAAATTAACAAAACCGCTTATTTTCTTCGATTTGGAGACTACGGGACTAAGCATTACTAAGGACAAAATATGTCAGATATCTTTTACAAAATTCTTTCCACAAGAGAAGAGCAAAAAGAAACAAGACGCTATCACAAAGACCAGGGTTATTAATCCAGAGATGGACATACCACAGGCAGCTATAGACATTCACGGGATTACAAATGAGGAGGCAAAGAAAGCCGCTACATTTGATCAAATAGCCACCTCTCTACATGGGTTTTTTCAGGGATGCGACATAGCCGGATACAATATCAAGAGGTTTGATTTGCAGATGTTAAGAGAGAATTTCCTAAAATTGGACATGAATTTCCCAGACCCGAAAGCGAGTATAGTAGACGTGTTTCAGATCGTACAGGAGATCATACCTAGAAACCTGTCAGCCATGTATAAGCTTATGACAGGAATGGAGCCGCATGAGGCCCACAACGCAGAATATGACAATATGATGTGTATTGACATATTGACTCAAATGATGAATCCTAAAGCTAAATTCAATATAGAGCCTCACTACATTATGAAAGGCATCGACACCGTGGAGGATTTACACGACCTTTGTGCTTCTGAAGAGACTACAGTAGATTACGCTCGTAAGATCATCATAAACCCAAAGACTGAAGAATACGAATTGAATTTTGGCAACCACAGAGGCGACAGGATACTAGATCACAAGGCGTATTGTCTATGGATGCTGTCCCATGACTTCACAGAGGACACTAAGCAGCATATACTAGATATATGGAGGCGGTCCAAAAAAGAACTTAAATAGCATGATAGGCGCTAAAAACTTTATTAAGTACGTGAGATTCGAGGAATTAGATCGCATATCATTAGAGATAAGCGAAGACCTAATAAAGAACATGATAGGAGATAAGGAAATGACCGAATCAGAAAGATTAGGAGCTATCAAACTTTTTGGGCAAATAAGTGGAGAATTGAAAAGCAGAAGGGATAAAATGTTATAACATGGAAAAGCCAACATTAGATGAATTAATAGCAGCTATAAAAGTACTAGAGTACTTAATGGAGAACGAGCATACTAACAACGGTTATAATTTCGAATGCTGTAGAGTCGCTTCTATGGAGATCTCAAACTATTATAGTAAATTAATTAAAATAGACTAGATAATGGGACTAAAAAAGGGCACCAAGAGAATAGATGAGTACGATTTTGATACCGTCCTTCCTTTTGGTAGATGCAAAGGCTCCACTATTGGCGAAGTTATAGACGATGGAGAGTGCAGCTTGATTATGTACTACATAAACGAGGGCATTATAACTCCCAGTAATGACCTTTACGACAATATGAGGTTTACATGTGCAGGCGGTTGTATGACCTGTAAATATATATTTTGATATGACATTTGACAGGGTGTACTTTGACAGGCTAGCAGAATTCTTTATGAAGAATCAGGGCAAAACCTATACGGTAAAAGAACTAAGTACTAACCCTGTCAAGTTCATTGATCATGTGAAGGAATATGTAGATAACAGGCACATTATTAAAGAGTATGTAGATGTGTCTTTTGATGATAATTACACTAAAATTAAAATTCATGAGAAAATTTAAACTAATAACAAGCGCAAACGAGTGGGTAGGCGACAAGCTTACTAATGGATCTTGGAAGGTGTCTGTAAAATGCAGCATTAAAAAAACCTGTATAAATTTCACTACTCCTCCAAAGACTACCCTATCTAAAGTAATGGGAACCATAGAAGGATTTGAGGAGCAAATGTCAAAGTTATGAGCGATAAGATAGAGAAGAAGTATTACAGCATTTATGAAATATCCAGGGAGACACACGTAACGGGTCAAAATATACAGTATTGGCTAAATAGTGGCATGTTGGAGAAAATACAGCCTGTAGATGTTAGGCGAGGGAGACGTATTTATACACCCTTCCAGAGGTATTTTATAAAGAGAATGGCTAGATTAATGGCTACCGGATTTTATACCGTCAAAGGGGCTTTGGCGAGTATAGAGAGTGATGTAGAGATACCGATTAAAGAAATAAAGAAAAGTGATGAATAGGGCAAGCGGAAGCCACAATACAGATAGAGGCATCAATGACCTGTGACGTGGACGAGGTGGACGAAAGCAATAAGCCACCGCCCTATTCTGAAAAATTCGTCTCATAAATAAATGTCACTAACTAGCCATTAATGACACCAATACGAGCAATGAAAAAGCAATGAAAAATAGAATTTGAGTTTCACGGATTTAAGGAGAATGAAACTTATATATACTGGAAACAGTATTCAGAAGAGCTTGAAAAGTACATTAAATATTTAGAAACAAAGTCTAATTAATCAAACATATCATGACAACAGACAACAGGGCAGAAGAAATGCTAATGAACTTACCCTTTGCAATAGACTGGGTGAAATTCAAAGGTGTTGATATGGTAGCAGCAATAAATTTTGAAGCTACCAAAAAGGCAGGACGACCCATGTTAGATATGAGCTATTGCATGACTCAGTCAATGAACAACAATGTGTTGTTTACAACTCAATTTGATAAAAATAAATTTCACCCATCGCCCTTGGGTGAATGGTGTAACTAATCGAACATTAACTAAAACCAAAATAATTATGGATAACGGACAAGGAATTTTCGAACGCATAGACGATGCAAAATTTAACGCTCAATTAGAAGAGCAAAAACCAATGGTTTTTAAAGTAGGAGAAATTATTGAGGTAAGAGGCAGTCGCTTAAGAGTGGACACCATTTACAAGAAAAAAATAACATTCAAGTTGCTACCATCAAACTCCAAGTAACGAACGATTGGTGGTACCATCGAGGGCGCAACGAAAGCAGCTACTCGAACTCCGATCGCTAAAACACTTTGTAAAACACATTAGAGGACGATAGATGTCAGAAAATAGGAAACCAGATTTTATATTATTGCTAAGAAATCAAGGCAAACAAAAATCCAACAAGGTTGAACTCTTTGATGCTGATTTATGGGAGTATAAAAGATCATGCATGCAGCGTGGTAAAAAATATAGGATGAGAGTAAATGGTAAATGGCATGGTGAAGGGGTGGTGTTTTTATCGAAATGGGAGATAAGAGATTTAATATGGAGAAGCATAAGAATTTAAACCAGCAAACGAACCATTACTGACATGAAAAACACATTAATAATTTTCGCACTATTGATATTAGGATGTTCTAGCAATAGCAATGTGAAGCCAAAAACAAAAACGGTTTCAGTAATTGTAGTGCTAAGTGAAAACTCATCGTCCTTAAGAGGTGATTTAATAATAATCGTACCAAATAAGGATAAAAGGATTATAGATCTTTCCGGTATGACAAGTTACGAAACAACTTTTGATCTAAAAGCCGGACAGGGCGCGGCAGTCAATGCTATAGATGTAAGGAATATGATACATATTTATTACAAGAATAGACTAATAAAGAAAGGGAGACAGTTGTCTGTGGATTATGAAGAATTAAATTAATTAAGACTATGGAAAATTTTAAAATTGGTGACAAAGTACACTATCAGCCAGAACATTACAAGGCTAACGACAAATGGGAAAATGGAATGATAAAAGAAATACCAGATCACACCAATACGGCTGTGAGGGTAGTGTATAATTGTGGAGGAGAGTGGCGCAGGTTCAAGGAATACACATCTGCCCTAACAGACTTAAGAGATTTAAAATTAGAGTGGAGGCATTAAACCATGAAATTCACTCTTAGACCCTACCAAGAGAATACGGTAAGTCAGATACGTAAATGTTTCCAAAGATTCATGACAGCCATTCTATGTATTCCTACAGGAGGAGGCAAAACGGTTGTATTCTCTCATATAGCTAAATCAGCGATAGACAAAGGCAAAACCGTAATGATAGCCTGCGACCGCAAGGAGTTAATAATGCAGGCGTATGATAAGCTTAAGGATTATGGACTATATCCTACTATCATAGCACCCGGTAAGCATTTCGTAAAGAATACCTGCTACGTAGCCAGTGTAGACACTCTTTTAAGACGTGGAATCATGCTAGACATTGACGTTCTAATAGTTGATGAAGCTCATAAAACTAAATTTGATAAGTTAGTAGATAAATACAGGGGAAAATGCTACGTCATTGGGGCCACAGCTACACCACTACGTAAAGGATCACAGGCGTCATTACATTTACAGTATCATGATCTAGTTAATCCTGTACAGGTGTCAGATCTTATCGGAGAAGGGTTTTTATCTCCTGCCGTTACCTATGGTGCAGAAGTAGATTTAGAGTCTATCCAGACCAATAAGCTAGACTACGACAATAAAGAGCTATTCAATCTGTATAATAAGCAGACGATGTATAAGGGAGTCGTAGACAATTACAAAAAGTTCTGTGATCCCGGAGCTACTATTATATTCAATGTCAATAGAGAACATTCACATAATACGGCTGAAGAGTTCCAGAAGCAAGGTATAGACGCCAGGCACATAGACGGCTCTATGAGCGACTTTAGGCGTACCCAAATGATGAACCAATTTTATAACGGTGTATTTCCTATACTGTGTAATTGTATGATAGCTACCACCGGATACGATAACCCTAAAATTGTGAATGTAATAGTAAATAGGGCTACTCTATCCCTGTCTCTATGGCTTCAGATGTGCGGCAGAGGGTCAAGAATAAACCCCGGAAAGACTCATTTTAATATCATTGATATGGGATCTAACGTAAAAAAACACGGCTTTTGGGAGGATGACAGGGAATGGAATTTAGTAAAAAAGCCTAAATCCAAATTAGAGCAGCCTGCACCCGTCAAAGAATGCAAACAATGTGAGGCACTTGTACACGCTTCTAAGCCCGTATGTCCTCACTGTGGGTTCGTATTCCCGAAGGTAGCCAAAGTACTAGGAGAATCAGAATTTACCCTACTGACACGAAAAAATATACCTCCTCATTTAAGGAAGCCATATAGAGAGATGGACCTTACAGAACTACACGAATACGCCAATATCAAAGGATATAAAGCCGGGTGGGCTTACATGCAAATGAAATTAAGAGAAACAAATCAAGTTATAACTAAACGTAAATTGAGATGAAAAATATTAAATGTGAAGATTGTTGTTTCTGTAAGACAGGAAAAAAAATTGATTTAGTAATGAAACATTCGGACAAGGATAAAGAAATGACTTTTAATTCTATACCTATGCCGTTCTGTACGCTAGCTTTTAATTGGATGCCTGCTAGATTAGATGGTAAATCGGCAGTAGTGGAGTGTACAGAATTTAAAGCAAAAAGGCTATGAAAAGCACATCATTTAAAGAAACTAATATGATGTTAGGGGCAGGAGATAACCCTAACACGAACGATTTACCCGTATGTCATGCCATTGATCCACATACGAACATGCCATTCATTATATCTAAATTCAAATTAGATGAAGAAGAAATGAAGAGGATCAACGAAACGGGTGAAATATGGATTGGTATTATGGGAGATAGAATGCATCCTATATTACCAACCGTCTATAATCCGTTTACAGAGCATGGATTTTTACCTAAAAAATTACAATAATATGCTAAAAATAACCCTAAAATCAAGAAGAGACCCGGTGAAATTATCAATGGGTAAAAAGGAAACTTTCGTTCTGAAAGCTGTATATTACATACTGATAGATGAAGTGAAGGGAGTAGCAAACATTCACAATATCTATCTCATTGCCTACATAAAATGAATGACAGAGGGTATTATCTCACAGATAAGCGGACTGTAGATCGACTCAAAAAGAATATTAAAGTAGTATGCGTACAGGCTACAGATGTAGATTTAGACCTTATAATGACTTAATGTATTTAACAGTATGCGTAGAAGCGACCTCACAAGATATCAGCTCAATAAAGTAGCTAAAGGTAAGTGCTGTTATTCGGGCTGTGGTAAGCCTATTACAGCTAAAAATAGGCTAATGTGCTACCATCATAAGCACCAAATGCAGAAGATAAATAACCCTCTTAGCACTGCTTATAACACTTTAAGGCTAAACGCAAAGCGCAGAGGTAAAGAGTTTGCTATATCATTTCAGTACTTCAAAGACTTCTGCGCTAAGACAAAAATTATGCTAGGCAGAGGTATTAAGGCTGACAGCTATCATATTGATAGAATAAAGGAAGAATTAGGCTATGTAGAGGGTAATTTACAGGTGCTCACCAATACAGAGAACCTTAAAAAGTATAGAGAATATGATTGGTATCTGAAAAGAGGTACTACAGTTACGATCAAATATGATAATAATTCAGATGTTCCATTTTAAAATAAAATCATGAAAAAATTACTAATAAAAATTGCGTATGCAATATTAAGAAATCAACAAATAGAAAGTTTGCAGTATTTTTACAAAGAAGTTGGTAAAATAGCCTCTAGACATGATGAGGATTACTATTCAGCAAAGGTGGAAATAGTCGATAATAAAATTGTATTCACTTCTTATATAAATAATTATAGTCACTACGCGGGCAATTCTGTAGAATCTTCTTTAAAAAAGCTTTTAAATCGGGTAGAACCAGAAGATGTAGAAAATCCGACAGATATAGTATATGTGAAAAATATATAGAATGTCCAGACACAAACACAATGGGGAAATAAGCTCCTTCAGCAATTACTTTCAGGCGGAGCCAGTCGGTACGAGTGATATTATGAAATTCCTAGAGGCTGTCAAGGATGGTAAATGGAAAGAGGAGGTAATTAAGGCTAGAGGATTCGGGAAAGGTTCGAAGATTTATAATGAAATCAAAAAATCTCTACCCTGTGCTACTATATCCGGTACGTTTGAGCCAAAGAGAAAAGAGGATATGTTAATAGCTCATTCGGGTTTTATCTGTATGGACTTTGACCATTTACCAGATGTGGACCTACTAAAAGATGAACTTAAAAGCGATGAGTTTACATTTGCTGTATTTAAATCTATCTCCGGCCAGGGATTAGCTGTAATAATTAAGATAGGGAAGGCAGAGCGGCACAGGGATTACTTTACACTACTTAGAGAGTACTACCGCGAGAAGTATCAAGTAGAGGCAGATAATCAGTGTATAAATGTATCCAGATTGAGGGGCGCTAGCTATGATCATGATATATTTATCAATACAGAATCATCTACTTGGTCAAAGGTTGCCGGATTAAAAAAGGTTAATAAGCCTAAACCTGTAGCTAATGTGATAGCCACAAAATCAGACTTTGCAGACCTGATAAATGAGATCACATCTAAAGGAATAGATATTACAGACGGCTACGAGAATTGGTTATCATGTGGTTTTGCATTGGCGGAGGAGTTCGGAGATAGTGGACGTGAATATTTCCATGCTATTAGCTCTATGAGTGGAGACTATGACGCTGATAAGTGCGACAGACAGTACACACACTGTTTAAAGAGTGACAACGGCTCTAAGATCACTATAGGGACGTTTTATTACTTTTGTAAGAACCAGGGCCTAGAGGTGTCTTCTAAGCTTACCAGGGAAGCTGTAAACATCATTAGCGTTAAACGTGCTGCCAATTTTAAGAAGAAAGAGGCGCTAGAGGCTGTATCTCATTTAGGAATTGATCCAGAAGACCTAGACCATATAGTAGAGGAGGTTTATAAATCTCCTATTAATCGTCAATTTGTGGAGGATTTGCCACTAGCAGAACGTGTAGAGCTTTATCTAATCAATACATATGATATCAGAATCAATGAATTAGGCGATTTTGTAGAGATCAATGGTCAACCAATGGAAGCCAGAAAGCCTAATCAATTATGGATAGAGTGCATGAAGTTTGTAGATGAGAAGACCCCGCAGCACCTTGTCAGAGCTTCATTAGACTCTGAAAAAATACCTACATATAATCCTCTTAAGCAATTCTTTATAGATAATGTGTCCAATAACACCACAGGTCATATAGATGCTTTGGCGGACTGCATACCTAGCGTAACCAAGGTAGGAGATCTGACTACAGAGGAATATAAGCGTAAATTTCTAACTAAGTGGTTAGTAGGCATGATAGGCGGCATATATGGTGAAGCTAATCCGTTAGTATTGGCTCTATGTGGTGCAAAAACAAATACAGGTAAAACGGAATTTTTCAGACGGTTATTACCTGAAGAACTTAGAAGGTTTCAGGATGAGGCTACTCTAGACCATTCAAATGATAGAGACAATATTATAAAATTGGTCAAAAACATGCTCATTTTTGATGATGAAGGAGCAAGCAGGAATTATAAAGAGGCTCAAAAATTTAAGGCTTTAACATCTAAAAGTCGTATCAAGATCAGAAAATTACACACTTCTATAGAATCAGAATACCAAAGGATAGCCACTCTAGGCATTACATCAAATGAGACAGATGTTATTAAGGAGGAAACAAACAGGCGTATAATACCTATAGAAGTCATTGATGAAATCAATTACGAACAGATCGACAAGGTAGATCGTAAGGCTATGATTATGGAAGCGTACCACCTGTATAAATCAGGCTACGACTACCTAATAGGTCGTAACGATATAGAGGACTACAATAAAAGTTTGTCTAGCCACATGGAACAAGACCCGGCAGTAAACGCTATTAAGGAGTGTGTAGGGGCAGGTGTAGAGCCTGTTCCTTCTGTTTTGATAATGGAATACATATCTAGGCGTTTTCAGTTCATGAAAGGTAGTAGTATTCTTTTTGGTAAGAAAATGAAGATAGCAGGATTCGACAGAACGCAACGTAGAAACGTACACGGTAAAAGGGTATGGTGCTACTTGGTAGATCAACATACTATTAATGAAATTAAGACTCATTTAGGGATCGGTATTCCAGAATTCGGAGTAAATGAGGGCAAAACTGGTAAGTTGTTTTAGAATCATTATAAATAAGGGTAGAAAATCATGAAAAAGCTTGCGAGTCTCGATAGTGTAGTAATATATAAAAAAGTTATACGAATTCCGTGTAGAGTACAAAGTTGTACTCAGTGTCACCAGATGTCACCAGATGGATTAAGGGTAACTGGTGACATCTTAAAGTTATATTATTTCTTTCTAACTTTCTATCACATTGCTCTAAGGTCTATTAATCGCGGTTTGTACCTGTTCTTATATATATATTAAATATAATTATATAATGTCACCACTTGTCACCATTAATTTTTGATTATAACTCAGAATAAAAAATAATGTTAGATAAAATTTTTATGTTACTTTTTTTTCTAATACTGATAGAGAAAGTTTTATCTTTTTTACTGGTGACACTGGTGACAGCACTCATAAGTAACTGATTATTAATTGATTAAGCACTATACATTAAAGTAATTGAACTGGTGACAACTGGTGACAGCAAGAAAATAAAGACTAGAAATCATGAAAAGCGAAGCAAAAATACAAAGCGAAGTATTTCAGGCGGTCTGGAATGAGTACCCCGAATTAAGGCAGTTATTCTTCCATATACCGAACGGAGGAAAGCGGCACATAATCGAAGCAACTAAATTTAAGTCTATGGGAGTAGTAGCGGGTATCCCTGACATGTTCCTGGCACTGGCTAGGGGCAAGTATCATGGATTCTTTATTGAGCTTAAAAACGAAGTAGGTAAGATTGATAAAAAACAGCTTGCAATACATGATAAGCTAAGAGCGCAGGGTTACCGGGTAGATGTGCATGATAATTTTGAGGATTGCTATTTTGAAATTGAGAAATATATTAGAATATAATTAGTAAAGCTATGAGGCGTGGCTTAAACAATGCTTCAATAACAAACAATATTATTATGATAGTAGATTTTGAATTTGACAATGGAGATGAAGTTAAAGATAAAGTAAGTGACTTCACGGGGATTATTGACTGTAGTGCTTTATGGTTAAACGGATGTAGAAGATATTCAATACAGCCTAAAATGAAGAAAGGAGAAACAACTAAACCAGATTCTATTTGGATAGATGAAGAGACATTAGAAAAAATGTCAGATGGTGTCAATAAGGCGATAAAACCTAAAAAAACGGGTGGGCCATCATTTAGTAGTGAAGGAGCAAAATTTTAATTGCCATATAAATAACTATATTTGGGGCTTAAGAGGACTACCACAGAGGTAGCAGGTTTGCTGACACTCCCTGTTATCTCTACCTCTTACCTCCTCCACTAAAACAAAAATAACATGAAATATTTAATGCACAATTGGATTGTAATTATAGCCGGGGTAATGATTGCTGTAGCAGGTGAACATATTAGCGGCTTATCGGGGTTTTTCATTATCGTCTCATTCCTTATTGTCGAAGTCATTATATTGACTATATTTACTGATGATCATCGTCTAAAACGACAATTGATAAAACAATCTAGAACATATCTAGTATTTATAATGTTGACTATAGCCTCTTTTAGCTACAGTATGATTATATTTTATGTCATGATATCATTACTTACAATAGACTTAGCTCTTTTTTGTAAGTATCAATTTTTTAAATAATGCCACCACGAAAAAAACCAAATATTAAGGCTAAAAAAAAGCCGATTACGAAGCCTCCACTATTAGAAGGTAGAGACAAAGACGGAAAATTTACTAAGGGTAATCATATCTGGGAGCAAAGATTTAAGCATGGAAGAAGTAAGAAATTCACTCCTGAAACACTATGGAAGGCTGCTGAAGAGTATTTTAAAATGTATGATGCAAACCCTATAATGGTGTTGGATTGGAAAGGTAAGGACGCTAAACGCGTAGAAATGCCACATATGAGGGCTTACACGTGGCAGAGCTTAGAGCTGTATCTAGATATGTATAGTTTGAGAGACTACAAGACCAATCCAGAATATACGGAATTTTCACAAGTCATAGCGCGCATAGAGCGTACTATGTACTCTCAAAAGTTCGAAGGCGCAGCTTCAGGGGTATTGAATGCTAATATAATAGCCAGAGATCTAGGCTTAAGGGAACAGACTCATATGACTGTAGACGATGACAGAAAGATTGTAGGGGATGCATTCCCTGACGTTTTGGATAGTAAGAAAGAATAGGCTACATTTATTTCATGAAAAAATATTTTATATCCCTATTTATTATGATCGTATTTGTAATTATAGGCGCAGGTGTAGCTAATGCCTGTGTAATCGAAAAGGCCACTGATGTAGATATCGGGGCCATTGAATTAGCCAATTTATCGGAAGTAGAGGCAATCGTAACCGATGTTATATTGACTTCTAAAGTCAATGACATAGAACCAATAATAAATGGAATATCAAAAGACGTAATTACGGTTACTACTGTAGGCTCCTTTGATTATACGTATGATAAGGATTATCTACAGCCTTTTTATTTATCGATTTACAATGATGATCATAGAAGTGATTGGCTTAACAAGGAAACCTTAATGACGAAATTCGACACAGATCGACAGAACCAAAACACAGCGTATCGGAGGTTACGAAGGGTTCAACACCGACATGTAATCTCTTCATGTTAGTAATCAATATCGAAAGATGACAAAGCCCTGATAGATTTCAGGGCTTTCTTTATGCCCTCACGTCTCTTAAACAGCACTTTTTCGACTATCGAGTAAAAGTATTTGCTAGCGAGAAAAAACTAAAAGTTTAAAAACTTTTCTCAAAAAAGTGTCAAAAATCGCTGCCTACAGCCTTTAAACGGCACTTTTTAAAATGAATTTTTTCACGAATTAAAAAAAATATTTTTCGATCGTTTTTCAAAACCGAAATTCTTAACCTTAATTATCGCTGTTTGAAGTCAATAGAGGCACTATTTAGGTAGCTACTTTTTCAAACTTTTAGTTTTTTCTCGCTAGAAAAATATTCTGTTCGATTATTATTTATAGTAAATCTTATCCACAGATCGACCAGATCTACAAGGCTTCTTAATTTTTTCGTTACATTTACACCGGATCAAAAAACTTTCTGAAAAAAACTAAAAGTTTATAAATCCATAAGACTAAAATAGTGCCTCTACTCACTGCAAACAGCACCTTTTAGGCTTTCGAGCAAAAGTATTTGCTAGCGACAAAAAACCAAAAGTTTAAAAACTTTTCTTAAAAAGTAGTCAAAAATCGCTGCCTACAGCCTTTAAACGGCACTTTTTAAAATGAATTTTTTCGAGAAAATAAAATGAAATTTTTTGAAGCTTTTTGAAAACGATAATTTTTAAACGAAATAATAGCCAATTCAGTACAGTAGAGGCACTATTTGAACAGTAACTTTTGCAAACTTTTACTTTTGATTTTCTTTTATGTCTAAGGTCATCAACCCTAATTTAATTCATTTATGTAATGAGCTACACTCTGGCAAGCGTGGCGTTATGCTAGAAGGATCTAGTAGATCCGGCAAAACGTGGTCATCAGTAGACTTTCTTATTTACATATGTACTAAGATAGAACGAAGAGCCACTATCCATATAGTCAAGGAGACATACAACAGTTTTAAAACAACACTCTTCGAAGATTTCGACAGGCGGTTTCCCATGTTTGGCATACCCTCTCCTAGTGCAGGACGTAAGGAATTAAACAGGTTCAATCTATTTGGCAATACTATAAACCTCCTGGGTGCTGATGCAGTGTCTAAGGTCCATGGTTCGGGATCTGACTATTTTTGGATGAACGAGGTGCTAGATATAGATAAAGAGATCTTCAATCAGTACGAAATGAGGTGTCGTAAATTATGGTGGTTCGACTACAACCCATCAGTTACTAAACATTGGGCCTATGATTTAGAAAAGAGGAATGATGTAAGCCTATTAAGGACCACATTCTTAGATAATCCCCATATAAGCAATGCAGAGAAAGTAAAGATTTTATCCTATGAGCCTTGGCACCCTGAAGACAGACACCTACCAGTAAAAGACAGGAGGCCCCACCCGTTCAACATAGAGCAAGGCACAGCAGATGAATACAATTGGAACGTTTACGGGCTAGGTTTGCGGTCTGTTCCAGAAGGATTAATATTTCAGCATGTAACATGGATAGATAAATTTCCTGCTGAATGTGAGCTAATATATCATGGCCTAGATTTTGGATTCACTAACGACCCTACAGCACTAGTCAAGATAGGCAGGATAGGCGGCAATTTATTTCTACAGAAGCTGCACTATGCACCAACTCCAAACGCTAATGAGCTACTGAAGGTATTAGATCAGCACTTAACCGGGCTTCATGCCTGGGCAGACAGCCATGACGCGGGTATGATATCAGCAATGAGAAGAAAGCATCATAAGATATACGCTGCTAAAAAATTCAATGGGTCTATCAGGTATGGAATAGATATGTTGAAATGTTTTAAGCTCCACATAGTCGAGGATGAAGATTTTAGAAACGAGCAGGAAAATTATAAATGGAAGAAAGTAAATGGCATAAGCTTGAATGAGCCAGTAGATGGATATAATCATTTATGGGATGCTACAAGATATGCGGCAATAATGGAAGGATTAACAGTGTAGAAAATCGCTGTCTACAGCCTTTAAACGACACCTTTTAGCCTTTCGAACAAAAGTATTTGCTAGCGAGAAAAAACTAAAAGTTTAAAAACTTTTCTCAAAAAGTAGTCAAAAATCGCTGTCTACAGCCTTTAAATGGCACTTTTTAAAATGAATTTTTTCGAGAAAATAAAATGAAAATTTTTGAAGCTTTTTGAAAACGATATTTTTTGAGTGAAAAAATCTGCGCCTAGAGAGAGTATAGGCACTATTTGAACACTAACTTTTTCAAACTTTTATAAAATTATTTTTTTGATTTTAAATGTTTAAATTTACGATATGAGACTTGACTACAGCCTAAAAGACATAGGAAAGGGATTTTCTAGCGTCAAACATCAGATCATAAGAAGGTTCACGAATACCAGTATAAATAAATTCCAGGGCGGTTGGTGGTACGGGATAAACGCAAAGCCTGGTGACGTAGATCTAAACGATGCTATGTTAATTCCAGAAGTAGCCTCTATTCTTAATAAACGAGCTTCAGCACATGCTAACATTATAATCAAAGTCGTCAATAAAAAGAGTGGTGAAGAAGTTGACAACAATCTATCAAGACTATTAAAAAAACCTAATTGGTTTCAAAGCACTATAGAATTCATTAAGCAGACTAATCTATTTCATGACATTTACGGCAATGAGTATGATTACTTATTCTTTGGCGTAGGCATGAAACCTGAAAACGCCAAAGCAATGTATACGCTATCGGATGAATTCATGAAGATAGACTATAAGTCAGATACGAAATATTTCATGGAGACTGAAGAGCCGGACGTAGATTATCTGTATACGTTTGACGGCAAACGAAGTGACATTCCATCAGAACAAATAATACATCTTAACGATAACAGGACTAATATTAGGGCGCAGGATGAAACGCTTTTAAAAGGTGAGTCTAAATTACTTTCCCTCTCTCATCCTCTTAGGAATATCATAGCAGCTTACGAAGCTAGAGGCATAATGATACTCAATAGAGGCGCTTTAGGCATATTGAGTAATGATAATAAGGACGGGATAGGGTCTACAATTCCTATAGACGACAAAGAGAGAGACAAAATACAGCAGGACTACAGAGGGTACGGTCTGCAAGGTCATCAAAATCAGATAATCATTACAAACATGGCCCTAAAATGGCAGAAGATGGGCATAGATATTGACAAATTGAAACTATTCGAGGAGATCAAAGAGGATGCTATTAAGATAGCAGAGGCATACAACTACCCCCCGGAACTATTAGTATTTGAAAAAGGGCCTACCTTATTTGGAGAAAACAAAAAGCAGGCTGAAAAATCTTGGTATCAAAACAGTATCATTCCAGAGGCACAGGAGAGGATAGATGCTTTTAATTTGAAATTTCAAACAGATAAAAAGCCTTATCATATAGTAGGTACGTTTGATCACTTGCCAATATTTCAGAAAGATAGGAAAGATCAGACAGCAGTACTCACTATGACGGTAACCGCACTATCAAGGGCGTTAGCTGATCAAGTTATAACGATTGATGAGTATAAAATAGAGCTACAGAAACTAGGATTTTTCGAAAAATAGATTATGATTCTACCTAGGCCCAATGAGAATGAAGCATTTAGTAGTTACTTGGTTAGGTTTATATCTGATTTTAACGCTATCTTAGAGTTTCCAGATACTGAACAGAGACAAGCTATCGCGATGATTATTTTTAACACTACAAAACAGAGTAATGGAACCGATGACTAAAGATGATAAGCTGAATATAGAGTACAAAGTGAAATCTATAGGCATGATGCAAAAGTCCATTCATGATATAGATTTCAATAAACGTGTAGTTACAGGATTTTTTAATACGTTCAACTTCTTTGATTCAGATTTTGATGTACTTGTCATGGGGGCTGCTAAAAACTCGATTGAGCAACACGGTGTAGATTCTAGCGCTATCAGAAAGATTAAGCATGCAATGAATCATGACCTAAGAAGATTACCAGGTAAAATACAGGTGCTAGAAGAGACAGAAATAGACGGGCTTAAGGGTATATATTTTGAGACTAGAATGAGTAAGTCTACGCTAGGCGTGGATACCCTTATTAATTATCAAGAAGGTATTTTTGATAATCATTCTATCGGATTTAGATACTTAGATCTTCACTTTATTGATGAAGAGTCAGAGGAATTTGAAAAGGTATTAGATACCCTGATAAATCCAGAGGACGCGCAGAAAGCAGGGTTTTTATACCTGGTGAAAGAAATTGAATTATTCGAAGGATCTACGGTAGCCATAGGGGCCAATGAATTAACGCCTTTCTTAGGTGTTAAGTCTGGAAACGTAGAACTTCAGAAAGTAGCATTAAACAGTAAAATATCTTTAATCGAAAAGCAGCTTAAGAGCGGTAAACAATCAGACGCTACACTTTACGATTTCAGTATTCAGCTAAGACAGATTAAGCAAATGATTAACGAAATGGAAGCACTTAGCAAATCCGCTCTGGCTAAAGGGTCGGGTAAGGATGTGAATATTCTTGATCAGATTAATGATTTTAGCTTTGTGTAAATAAATTTTGAACTTACAAATTTTAATAAGATGGATGAAAAAGAATTGGCGGCATTACTTGAGAAAGTAGCCGAACAAACAAAAGCAGAAGTTAAAGCTGGAAAAAAAGAAGCTTTAGAAACTGTGCAGGCGGAAATTAAGGCAGCTAATAAGGGCTTAATGACTGCGGAAGGCTTCACTGAAAAGATGGAAGCATTAGGCATTACTGCTGACTTCGC